ATGTAATGGGCTTAGACTTTGGATACAATCACCCTACAGCTCTAGTCAGAGAGTACTACTGTGACAATGACATCTTCATTGAGAAGATTATCTATGCGAGCTACCTCACCACTACTCAGCTGATAGAGAGAATGGATGCATTGAATGTGGATAAGCATATAGAGATCATGGCAGACTACTCAAGACCTGAGATAATTGCCGAGATGAACACAGCAGGATATGATGTGCATAATGCTAACAAGGTAGTTAAGAAAGGCATAGATAACATTAAGACCTTTGGAGTATTTTGTCAGGAGGATAAGCAGATAATGAAAGAGTATGAGAACTATAAGTGGAAGAAGATAGGTGATCAGATTATGGATGAGCCTGTCAAATTATATGATGATGCTATGGATGCTATCCGATATGCTACTACCTACATAAGGCAGGAGTATTATACTGATGACTCTTACTATGCGTTCTAAACAAAAACCTATCCTAATGTAATATAGTTATGAGTGATACATTAAAAGAAATAGCAGATAATCTAGGAGTGACTACAATCAATGGTAGCTACCTTAATGGCATAGCTGATTACTATGGAGTGGACCTAGCTACCTCTACTGATTTAATGAAAGATTTATTAACTGCAGTAGGAGGTGATCCATCTACATCTACTGACTATCTCCAGGACATAGTGAAAGAGTTAGGTCAAGATACTACAGTCAATGCAAATTGGATGGAGGCATGGCTACTAGCTACCACAGGTCCTGTATTTAGTGATGACAGAATCACTGAGATAGGAGATAGCAGATTCACTGAGGATAGCTTGTATGAAAGAGTAACACAATAAATAAATATATATAATGGCAAATAAAAAGATTAGTCAATTAACAGCAAAGGGTACAGCATTAGCTGCTACTGACTTAGTAGAGATTAGTGAGAGTGATGGTGCAGGTGGCTATGTAACAAAGTCAGTGACAGGTGCAAATGTAAAGAGTGGATTACAAGCTACTCTAGTAAGTGCTACTAACATAAAGACTATTAACAGTAATACTATTTTAGGTAGTGGTAATTTGGTGATAGCAGGAGGGCAGATAGTACCCGCAGTATCTAATACAATAGGTACAACTATTACAGGCTTAACTAATGCTATATCAGATTCATTCTTATTACCTGCTAATACTTTTAGTAGTAATTGTCAAATTGAACTACAATGGTATCCATCTAGGATTGTAGGTACATCAGGTACGACACAGGGATTAGTATATATCAATAGTACTAACTCACTTACAGGAGCTACTCTAGTGGCTACAGGTATTAATCTTTCAAATACAGGAGTGAGTAATATCACTTGTAGAAGAACTATACAGGTAAGGAGTAATGTAGGAACTTTAATGTCTACAACAAATCAGGCAAGTAGTGATTTTAGCACAACTCAACCAACAGAAAACTTACCATTTAACAACTCATCAGATATATATTTTCTATTTGTTATGAATAACTTAACAAATGTTTTACTACAATCTCGTAATGTAGGATATAGATTAGTAGGATATAACTTATAATAATAAAGCAATGAGCAATATAAAAACAAGCGAGGGTAAAATAACCTTTAATAAGACAGAGTATGTATTACAGAACTTTACTAATGATTCAGGTGAGTCAGTTAGCTATGCTATAGTATCAGATAGTCAAGTGCATATAGGAACTGATAAAGGGATTATATTATTTGACCTGTCATGTACTATTAATAAAGAGACATTTACTGATATTAATTTATTTACTGCAGCACTTTACTAACACCTAGATAAGATGGCTACTACTATAATAGCACAGCCTCAGGTACTGATGCCTGCTTACAATCCTATTAAGTATATCATAGATAATACTAATAAGAATGAGCCTGGCTTTAGATATATCTTCACCATCTATCCTGCTGCAGGATCTCACATCCCTGCAAATGTAGTAGCTCAATATAGAGTGCTACCTGTATTCAGTACAGGCTATGGTGAGCAGGATATAAGTAGGCTAATGCAATCATTAGTGACATGGAACTTTGCACCAGGTCAAGTCAATGAGTCATGGTATCTATATGATATAGACTTAGGGTATGAGTTTATAGATAACATAGATTATACCTCAGCTCTTACAATAGATGGATTGAATACTAACATCGCTTATACAGCTCATGGCTTTCAAGTAGGTGATCAGGTAGTAATAGTGCAGGCAGATGGTGGAGTAGCTAATCCTGCACTTGAGGGATTACATACTGTAATATATGCTGCTGCTAATGACTTTACTGTCAATGTACTTTGGACTACTATTGGTGATCCTGATATTAATGGTAATGTAAGCTATGCTGATCAGAGAAAGACTCAAGTATTAGATGATGAGCTTATAGAGGACCAGGAGGTATTTAATGGAGCTTATAGCTTAGGCATCTATGCTCAGGGATCATTCCCATCTGCAGCATATTTAGGCACACTAGATCCTAGCTATGCACTAACATCTCTCACTAATCCAAATGACTCATTTGCTGTAGCTGCATCTATTACAGATAATATCTTCTATCTGATGTGCAGGGTATATAGTGGAGTAGAGTACATATTGCAGTATTATGATAGTCAAGGCAATGCGATAGGACAGGATAGCCCTTATAATCCTACAGATGGTTTATATAATTTCCCTGTTAATACAGCTACTCATTCTATTACTGAGGATTTCTATATAACAATTAAAGCTAATGATGTAGCAGGTACTGAGTTTGAATACTACTTTAGCTATGACAATAGATGTGCTATCAATGAAGATATATTATACTACTTAGATAGAATGGGATCATGGCAATCTTTTAACTTTCAGCTAAAGACCTATGAGAAAGGACAGATAAGTAGAGAGATGTATAATCAGCATGTAGATGGACAGGTGACTGATGGTCAATGGGTGTATAGCCCTGATGCTATGGGTAGCAAAACATATAATATCAATGTATCTAATACCTTAGACTTGAATACTAATTGGATGGACCAATACAATGCTAATAGATTTCAAGAGCTACTGACATCTCCTCAAGTATTCTATTACAATGGCACTGACACTAGAGCTTGCACTATAGAGGCTACATCTTTTGAGAACTTTAGACAGCGAAATAAGAATCTAATTAAGCAATCAGTAACTATTAAGCTAGCTCTTAATACTCCTATCAATGGTTAGGATACAACTTAGCACAGGCTACCTAGATGTTAAAGAGGGTACATCATTCCCTCTGAACTTTAGTGTAGGGGATATCAGAGATATATCTAAGAGAACAGGTAACTTTAGTAAGACCATTACTCTAGTAGGTAATAACAATAACAATACTTTACTCAATCACTACTATGATGTAAACATTCAAGCTGGCACTTTTAATATTAATCAGCTCACTAGCTGTGATGTTATACAGGATGGTATCCCTGTTATGACTAATGCAACTCTTCAGCTCATTAACATTAAGAAGTCACAGCTCACCTCAGCCTATGAGCAGATGGTGGAGTATGAGGTATTGATTAAAGAGGATAGAGGTACATTCTTTACTGACATCTCTAATAAGTATTTGAGTGACTTAGATTTCTCAGACTTAGATCATGTAGTAGATGCACCTGCTGTAATTGCTAGCTTTAATAATACTGTAGCAGATGGCTATAAATATGTGATGCCATTTAACATAGACAATCAGTATCAATTAAATTGGTTTAAACCTGGCATCTATGCACAGACTTACTTTGATAGAATCTTTGCTAGCTCAGGATACTCATATACTTGGGATGGACTAGCAGCTGCTAACTTTGATAAGCTACTGATACCTTATAATGGTGATCAGAATATAGTAGATTGGAATGATTATAAAGTAGAGGTAGAGAATAGTGGTCAAACTTTGACTGCTACTCAGACTACTAGTGCCTCTTGGCAAGCATCTCAAGTAGGAGCTACTATGAATGTCACTACAGGATGGACTGAGATATCAGATCCTGCAGGTATATATGATGCTACCAATGGAGAGTACACTACTCCTCAATGGACTAATAATGCAGCAGGTCAATTCTATGAGTATTCAGCTAGGATTACAGGTACTGTTAGTCTTATACCTAGCAGTAACTCTACTACAAATTATATTAACTACTATGTAAAGCTAGGAGCTAGGATAGCAAATAATGGAAATTTTAGTGTAAGATGTACTCCTATATTTTTTGATGGTACAGGTAACATATCTACTCCTACTAATATAGGTAGCTTTGACAATATACTAACATTTCAAGGTGCATTTAATGCTGTAGATCAGTTAGGTATAGACTATGCAGATATACAGCTATTAGTATTAGGAGTAGATGCTGTAGCTGCTGATGTAAATGGTGAGGATATACCTGGTCCTTATGGTAACTTTGTGCCTATGTGGCAGATAGTATCCTCACCATTAGCAGGACCATTCACAGCTCCTGAGATTGAGGTAGATGTAACAACTCTAGAGCTTACTATCAGACCATCTGATAACATCCCATTGAACAGTGGTGATGTGTTTATGAATACATTTGTACCTGAGAAGATTAAGCAGTCAGATTTTATTAAGAGTGTATTTATGATGTATAATCTATATGCTACTCCTGATATTGAGAATGAGAATAACCTAATACTAATCGCTAGAGATGAGTACTATGATTCAGGTAAGGCAGTAGATTGGACCAACCTACTAATGAAAGACAAAGAGCAGTCTATTATCTTTATCCCTGAGCTTAATAATAAGAAACTAAGACTAAGCTATAAAGCAGATACTGACTCACCTAATACAGTCTATACTGATGTCACTAGAGAAATCTATGGACAAGTAGAGGTAACCTTTGAGAATGAGTATGTAAAGGATATAGATGTCAAAGAGCTTATCTTTTCACCTACACCTGTACAGCCTACAGAGTTCGGTGCATTCCTACCATTACTCAATGGTGCAGCTCCTAAGACTAATATAAGAATACTATTTGATAATGGACAGGTAACTGCTCAGGAGGCTTTTATACTTTCAAGCTATGATAACAATTTAACTACAGGTGGAGTCTATCCCTACCTCTCACACTTTGGAGGAGCTGATCCATTCAATCCTACCTTTGATATTAACTTTGCACCTTGTCAATACTATTACTATCAGGTAACTCAGAACACTAATAACAATCTATACAATAGTTATTGGAGGAGAACAGTAGCACAGATAAATGGAGGTAAGCTATTGACTGCCTACTTTTATCTTAGAGAGACTGACATCCAATACATGGAGCTGAATGATAAGATAAGGATAGACAATTCATGGTGGAGTATTAATAAGATTATAGATTATAATGCTAATGACTCATCACCTACCAAAGTAGAGCTGATTAGCTTAGAGACTGAGATAGATCTACCTAGCTTTGCAGGTGGACCTGATACTCCTGTAGGACCAGGTAATGGTACTCAGATTAATAGTATCATGAATACTTATAGGAGTACTACTAATGTCACTACTAATAACACTGATGCTCTAATCTTTGGCTCAGGTAACATAGTGACTGATGGAGTGAGAGGGATAGTAGTAGGAGATTATCAGGCTTTGACTAGTGATGGTATAGCTACTACTAATCTTACAGTGACTAATACTCTCAATGGTAGAGCAGTCAGTGACATCCTACCTACCTACACTAAGTACATAGCTTTGATTAGTCAGAGTAGTACTGCAGCACCTACAGTCATAGAGCTAGAGAATACAATAGGACCAATAGTATGGACTCGTACAGCAGTAGGAACTTATCTAGGTACACTAGCAGGAGTATTTACTGTAGGTAAGACTTATGCTATGATTAGTAATGTAGAGCCTAATGGTGTAGTAAGGATAGAGACAGCATTAAATTACATTCAGATAATTACTACTAACCTGCATGATCCTACTGCAGTATTGCATGACAATCACCTTAAAGATAACACCCTAGAAATCAGAGTATATGAATGAAGTAGTAATCCCCCTTAAGATACAGGGCATAGCTCAGATGAAAGCTGAGTTAAGAGAATTGAAAGGTGAGATAGCTAATGCTACTGATCCTGCACAAATGGCTGCACTTGCTCAACAGGCAGGTGTACTCACTGATAAGATTAAGGATACTAATGAGGCAGTTAAAGTATTTGCATCAGGCTCTAAGTTTGAACAGGTAAGCAATGGATTAGGAGGGATACAAAGCTCATTGATGAGCCTAGACTTTGAAGAGGCAGCAGAGAAGTCT